CGGTCAGCCGGATGCGGCCGCGCAGCTCGTCGCCTTCGACGCGCAGGCTGCCGGGAACGATGTTGCCGATCGCGCTGTCGGCAGACCACAAGTGATCGACAAAGACCGACATGCCGTTGAGGCGCGGGCTGTCGAGGTCGATACCGTCGACGGCGAGCCGCTCGACGTAGTCGCTGCCGGTGCGCCAGTCGTAGCGCAGCACCTCGGCCTCGCCGGTGGCGAGCACGACGTCGAGCTCGCGGGTGTCCTCATTCCAGCTGCCGGGCGCCATGCGCAGCTGGACGTGCGGATCGCGCTCGTCGCGTGTGCTGGCGTCTGGCGTGGTCTGCGGCTGGCTCATGCCCTCTGCGTATGCACGCAGGGCGCGGGGCGCGTCAAGTCTCATCGTTGTCGCTCTCGTCGTCGCTCTCGTCGTCGCCGTCGTCGTCGTCCACTGGTGCGGGCGCGTCCTGCGATGCAGACCCGTTGTCGCCGCCGGTGTAGGTGGTGAGGCCCTCAAGGCCCTTCGATTCGAGCACCTCGAGCGACTCAGCGACGCGGTCAGCAGCCAGATCGGCCGGCATCCCGGTGAACAGCTCGGCAACGGCACCCCATGACATAAAGCCGGCGCGCGTTGCTTCGGCGTACCCTTGGATCTCTTTCCGTAGGTCGATCGGCTCAAACGTCGGCGCGGTCCAGCGCACGCGCCAGGTGGCGGCCGACGGCGGCAGCTGGCCCATAAACACCGCGGACTCGACAAACCAACGCCACAGCGGCATGCACAGCCGGGGCACGATGGTGCCGATGGCGATCCGGCGCGCGTGCGCCCGGAACTCGAGCTGGCCGGCGCGGTAGCTGCTGTAGTTCACCCGGCTGAGATCGCCGCTGATCTGCTCATAGGTCAGACCGGTGCCGCTCGCGACCTCACGCAGCGCGCTGGCGATGTATTCGCCGAGCATCGGGGTGCTGGTGGGTTGGTTGAACTTCACCTCTTGGCCGTCGTTGAGATAGGCGACGGTGCCGGGCTCGAGGCGCTCGAGCATGTAGCCGTCGCCGTCGGTGACGGGCTGCAGCTCTGACTCAGGATCGAACGCCTCGACGGGCAGATCGTCGGCGGGGCTCGCCGCGCCCTGCTTGGTGACCCAAGCCATGACGCAGGCCTCGAGCCGCTTTCGCTCGCGCTCGGCGAGCATGTAGTCGTCGAGCTGCCGGAGGTCTTGAAGCACCGGCGAGAGCACCGGCACGCCGCGGAGCTGGCCCGGGCGCAGCGGGCGGTAGAGGTGCGCCACGTCTCGCGCGCTGATGCGGCTGGGCTGCAAATCGTAGCGGCCGAGCGCGGGGTCGATGTAGTCGCCAGGATGGTGGCTAAGCAGCCAGTACGCGCGCAGCGTGTCGAGCTGATCGAGCTCGATGCCCTGCACGATCCGGCTGGTGGGCCGGTCAGGTGAGACGCTGATCCCGCGATCGTCGAGGTAGTCGGCCTCAAGCAGCTGGACGGCCAGCGGCAGCGCAAGCGCGTGGCCCGCGATGGTGTCGCCGACCCGCCGCCGGCGACGGCGCAGGATCACCTCGCCGGATTCGACAAGTGCGCGCACGGCGAGCGCTTGGACTTCGTAGACGTCGGCGGCGAGCGTCGGCTCGATGCGCTCGCCCCAGCGCTCCCAAAGATCAAGGGCGGCGCGGCGCTGCTCTTCGCTCGCGCTGCGCGCGTCGATGATCGGGCGGTAGCCGTTGCGTGGCACCAGGTTGGTGGTGAGCAGGTCGATGGCGCGCGTGGCGTAGGCATTGTCTCGCACGACTTGGCGCGAGCGGTCGCGCAGGGTGCCGAGGCTCTCGGCGATCTCGACGTTGGCGCTGGTGTCAGGCGCGCGCCAACCCGCGTTGAGGCGGCTGCGATCCGCGCCCTCATAGCGCCGAGCCTTGACGGTCGGCGAGCTCTGAGGCGCGGCCTGCGTCGCGGCTGGTGGTGTGGGCGCTGAGCGCACCAGAGGGCCGAGCACTCAGGGCCTCCGATATTGGGCGTAATGGCGTCGCTTGCGCGTCGCCGGGTTCTGCTGGGCCAGCTCGCGCACCATGCGATCGCGCAGCTCGAGCATCTGCTGCAGACTGTTATAGCGCACGGTGCGATCGGCGTAGCGCACTTCGGTGGCGCCGGTCGCGATCGCCGCCGAAAGCGTCTCAAGCTCGGTGGTGGTGAAGCTGCCGGTCGCCATCATTTGCCCCAGAGTGAGCCGAACGGGTTACCGCGCGGGGCTCGGTCGCGCCGCTTGACGCGGTTGGCAGGTTGCCGCGCTGGCTGCCCGGGCGCAACCGTTGCCGGCGACGAGGCCGCGCGGGCCAGCTCGCGCCGAGCATACGCTCGAGCACGGCCGATGCCGCCGCCGAGCTGCTTGAAGCCCTCAAGGGCGGCGTAAGCGTAGACGCGACAGTCGAGCGCTTCGTTGCGCCGGCCGCTTGGCAGGTGCCAGACGAGCACGCGCCGCCCTTTGATTCGCCGCTCTTCGTAGCGCTCGGCGGTGAGCTGCGCGAACCACTCAGCGGGGCGCTCGGCTGGAAAATGGCAGCAGCCCGGGCCGCCGCCCTCGAGGCGCAGCCGACCATAGATCACTTCTTTGGCTGCGTTGGTGCCGACGATGTAGAGGGGCGCGCGCCCTTTCTTGCGGCTCGGTCGCTGCGGCCAGACGGGCCGCCGGTTGCCCGGGGTTTCGTTCGCGCCCTTGACGGCCCACCAGCGCCGAGTCTTGTGGGTACGGCAGAAGTCATAAACCCGCTGGGTGCGGTGGCCGCCGGAATCAATGGCCGCGGCCTGCACGCGCAGCTCGCCGAGCTCCGGGTGCGGGTAGGTGCGCAGCAAGACGTGCTCGAGCTCATCCCACGTCTCGGCGGCCTCGGTGTCGCCGGTGATCGTGATGTAGTCGACAGACCAGGACTCTTCACCGTCGGCCCAGCCGACGATCTCGAGCTCGAGCCGGTCATCTTGCACGTCGACGCCGGCGGTGAGCAGAGACACCGAGGCAGGCAGGCGCTCGCGGAAGCTCTGCGGCGAGGCAGCGTCTTGCAACGTCGACGCGCTCAGTGTCTGGCCGCCCTGCACGGTCCAGAGCTCGGCGAGGTTGGTGTTGGTCCAGACCCTCAGCCGCTCAGGGTTGCCGCGCGCCTTGAGGAACGCCTCGGCGATGTCGCCCCAGCTCAGCCAACCCAGCGGCGAGTAGAGGGCGCTGAGGTGGTAGCTGCGGACGTGCGCTGGCGCGTTGGGGTTGGTTGGCCGCCAGATCCCATGTTTGAGCATCGCGCCCTTATGGCGCTCGTCGATACGCTCGCCGCAGTGCTCGCACTCATACCAGGCGCCCTGCGGATCCTCGCGGTCAAAGCGCACCTGCGACCAGACAAGCACCTGCTCAGCGCCGCACAGCGGGCACGGCACCCAGAACCTGCGCTGATCGCCTTCTTCGTACAGCTGCCAGATCCGGCTGACACCCTCGTCGGTGGGCGTGCTGACTGCCAGGATCTTGCGCGACGCGCCGAATGTGCTGGTGCGCTTGCGGGCCAGCTCGACGGGGTCACCCTCGCCGGTGTCGAGGGGGTAGCGGTCGACCTCGTCGAGCGCGAGCCGACGCACGGGCTGCGAGGCCAGGCCGCTGGGCGCGTTCGCACCGGCGAGGCGCAGCACGCCGCCGGGAAACTCTTTGAGCGTCAGCGTGCTCGAGCTGTCGCGGCTGCGGTCGCTGATTAGCGCCGCGATGGTTGGCGACGCCTCAATCATCGGCTGCAGCCGCATCTTGCTGAACTTCTCAGCGGTGTCGACGGTGGGCTGCACCAGCAGCATCGGCGACGGGCTGGCCGCGATGCCGTGGCCAACGTAGTTCAGCAGCACTTCGGTCTTGCCGAGCTGCGCGCCGAACACCAGCGTAACCTGCTCAATCGAGCAGCCCGGTGAGAGCGCGCGCATTGGTTCGCGCAAGTACGGGGTGCGGCTGGTGCGCCAGCGCCCGGGTTCAGCCGAGGTCGACGGCGGCAGATAGCGCTCGCGGTCTGCCCACTCGTCGATCGTGTAGACGGGGTCAGGCCGGATCGCGTCAGACCAGACGCGGCGCAGCTCGCGCACACCCTCGGCGCTCACTGCGGCAGCTCGTCGGCGAGGCTTTCGAGCGCGTCGCGGATCGACTCCTCGAGGATGACGCGCACGGCCTGCGGCTCGTCGATGGCGGCCAGCTCAGCGGCGACCCGCTCAGGCACACCGAGCAGGCGCGAGCGCGCAGTGCGCACCGCGGCGAACCATAGCGGCTTGATCTCGTCGACGGACACCAGCTGGCCGCGCCTGATCTCGAGCTCGAGCTCATGCTTGCTGGCGAGGGCGGCCTCTTTGCGGGCGCGGCTCGCCTGGTACTGCTCGCCGGCGGTGATCGCTGCGTCGCTGGTGGTGGTGGTGCCCGTGGTGACCGGCCGGCCGCGGCCGCGCGGCTTGTCGGCCGGCTCGAACCCGCGCTGCTTGCCCAGCGCCGTGGCCTGCGCGACCTCGACTTTGATCCCGCCCTTGCCCTGGTGCGCCTCGAGCTCTCCGGCCCTGATCCAGTTGCGCACGGTCTGCGGCGAGTAGCCGATCAAGCGGGCGGCGCCCTTGACGCTGACGCGCCGAGGTCGCGGCGTCGACTCTTCCGGGGGCCCGCTCATTGCCTCAGACCTCCGCGAATATCCAAAGGGTTTCGCCCCCTTTCCCTAGCGGAAAGATGGACCCTAGAGGCACCA